TCAACATTTAGATCAGGTTCAAGTCAAGCAGAGTATTTAACATCAATAGCTGCAAGAGAATATTTAAGAAATTCTAATGTATTGACAGTTGTCAGAATATTAGATGGTTCATATACTGCAGCGTCAGCAGGTGTTCCAACTGGAAGTGCTGCTGGTATACCAGATGTTACAAATCTTAGAACATCATTTAAATTGCATACTTTAAGTCACGGATCATTATTAAATAATTCAAGTTCAGTGGAGGATACACCCGGAACACCTGGGTTAACAACACCCGGATATTTAGCTACAGGTTCAAGAGATAACTTTAAATGGGAAGTATCAAATGTAAATAAAAATAAGGGAACATTTAATCTTATAATAAGACGAGGAGATGATAGGCATAAAAGCAAAAAAATTATAGAATCATGGAATAATTTATCATTAGATCCAAACCAAAATAATTTTATTTCTAAGAGAATAGGTGACCAGTATTTATCATTACAGGGTTCAGGCACTAGTACTCCATACCTTAAATTAAATGGTGATTATCCAATTAAATCAAAATATGTAAGAGTTGAACCACAAAAGTTAACTGTTGATTATGTAGATGAAAGCGGAAATGTCAGAGTACCTGCTAATTCATCATCATTACCTCAATCAGGGAGTGGTTCATATCTTGGAAGTTTTAATGGAGGCTCTGATGGTTTTATTGGATTCGATGCAGTTGGAGATGGTAAAGGAGTATTACAGACACCCAATACTGCAGATACACTTTCATTATTTGAAAAAATTACTGGTACTGAAACACAAGGTTATAGATTAAGTACAACAAATAGTGGATCAACAGCATATAATGATGCTTTGAATTTACTGAAAAATCAGGATGAATACGACTTCAATTTACTTTTATTACCTGGAGTTTTGTCTAATGAATCAAATCATTCAGCAGTGGCAAATACTGCAATTGAAGTTTGTGAAGATAGAGGCGATTGTTTTCTTGTATTAGATCCTGTTGCATACGGATCTGCAATACAAACAGCAAAAACTGAAGCTGAAACAAGAAATTCTAATTATGCTGCTATGTACTGGCCTTGGGTAAAAGTTCAAAATCCCTTGTTAGGAAGACAAGTATGGGTACCACCTTCAACAGTAATGGGAGGTGTATATTCATTTAATGATAAAGTGGCACATCCTTGGTACGCACCGGCAGGTTTAAACAGAGGTGGTTTGGACAATGTTACACATGCTGAAAGAAAATTAAGACATTCAGAAAGAGATGATTTATATGAATCAAATGTGAATCCAATTGCAACATTCCCAGGTCAAGGTGTAACAGTTTGGGGTCAAAAAACATTACAGAAAAAATCTTCTGCTTTAGATCGTGTTAATGTAAGAAGGTTGATGATAAAACTTAAAAAGTTTATAGCTAGTTCATCTCGATTTCTTGTATTTGAACAGAATAATGTACAGACAAGGAAGAGATTTCTTAATATTGTTAATCCATTTTTAGAGCAGGTACAATCACAAAGTGGATTGACTGCATTTAGGGTAATTATGGATGATACAAATAATACACCAGATTTAGTTGATAGAAACACACTATATGGTCAAATTTTTGTACAACCAACTAGAACAGCTGAATTTATTGTATTAGATTTTACAATTCAACCAACAGGCGCAACATTTCCTGAATAATATGGAGAGAATTAATGGCATCAAGTGAAAAAGTAATAAGCCCAGGTGTATTCACAAATGAGATCGATAAAAGTTTTCTACCAGCTGCAATTGCAGAAATAGGGGCAGCTATAGTTGGTCCAACAGTTAAAGGACCTGCATTACAACCAACAATTGTAACAAGTTATTCTGATTTTGTTGATAGATTTGGTAGTACATTTAGAAGCGGCAGTTCTTCATATTCATATTTAACTTCATTAACTGCAAAAGAATATTTAAGAAATTCAAATCAGTTATTAGTTGTTCGAACATTAGCTGGTGGATATTCAAATGCTACCGCAAATGTGTTGACAGGAAGCGGAAATTTTTATACAGGTAGCGCATCTCCTGGAGATACTGAAGCAACTACAAACACCTCATTTAAACTTCATACTTTATCAGATGGTTTAGAATTGAATAATAAAACTATCGGCAGTGGGGCACGGATGTCTGCATCATTGGTCGATGCGATTGATACTACAGGTGTTGCGGAAAGTGATGCATTTACAATGACAGTTCCTGCCGCAGCCGCCGGAGACGCCACCGCCCACCAATTCATCTTCGCAGCCGACGTAAACGCGGTTAATGCTCTCACTAACACTGCCAATTTCGGATTCTCCGCAGCGGACCTTAGCACAGACGCCCTCGCAGCGGCCGCGATCATCGATGCTATTAATGGTACCGCCCATGCTTATGTGGGATATGGAGGCAATGCTGTCACTTCGGTTCTTGCGGCTGGAACACTTGGTTTAACTGCTGCCGCAGGATCCAGTAACACCCAGATCACTCTAACTATAGACATCACCGGTGCGGCAGGGAATGTGGCATCTGTCCTCGCAGCGAACACTGGATTTGAAAACGATCTTCTTCTTGAATCTACTTTTACTGGCGGACTTGATGGTCCAGTAGTGGGAAATCATTTATTGATATCGAGTTCAAAAGACAGCGTAAGATGGGAGATTACATCAAACAATCCAAAAAAAGGAACATTTTCCTTATTAATAAGGCGCGGTGATGACATAATTAATAGAAAGCAGATTCTAGAATCATGGAATGGATTATCATTAGATTCAAATCAAAACAATTATATTGCAAAAAGAATTGGTGATCAATATTATAGTTTACAAGGCAGTGGAACAAACACTCCCTATTTAAAATTAAATGGTGATTATTCAGTTAATTCAAAATATGTAAGAGTTGAAGTATTAAAAGAAACAACTGATTATATAGATGAAAATGGAAATGTCAGAGTACCTGTTAATTCATCATCATTACCTGGATTAGGAAGCGGTTCTTTTGGTGGATCTTTTAGTGGTGGTGATGATGGTGATGTAGTACATCCAAGAGATTTTTATCAACATGTTACATCTGGAAGTGGTAATATGCAAGGTTTAAATCTTTCAACAGGAAATACAGGTTTAACAGCTTATGAAGATGCTTTAAATTTATTAAAAAATCAAGATGAATTTGATATTAACATGATTTTAATGCCTGGGATAATAGATGATATTCACACATCAATTGTTACCAAAGCAATACGGGTTTGTGAAGATAGACAAGATTGTTTTCTTATAATAGACCCCACAGGTCACGCAAAGAATGTATCAGATGCAACAACAAGAGGAAAAGAAAGAGATACAAACTATGCAGCTATGTATTGGCCTTGGGTAAAGCTTTTTGATAGTGAACTTGGTCGCCATGTTTGGGTACCACCTTCAGTATCTATAGCAGGTGTATATTCTTCCAATGATAAAGTTGCTCATCCTTGGTACGCACCAGCAGGTTTAAACCGTGGTACTATTCAGAATGTATCAAGGCCTGAGATTAAGTTAAGACAATCTCAACGTGATGAACTATATGAATCAAATGTGAATCCAATTGCAACATTCCCAGGTCAAGGTGTAACAGTTTGGGGTCAGAAAACACTTCAAAAGAAAGCGTCTGCACTTGATAGAGTAAATGTAAGACGACTGATGATAAAGCTTAAAAAGTTTATTGCAAGTTCAACAAGATTTTTAGTATTTGAACAAAATAATGTTCAAACAAGACAAAGGTTTTTAAATATTGTAAATCCATTTATGGAACAAGTACAATCGCAGAGCGGTTTAACATCATTTAGAGTCATTATGAATAGCACAAATAATACACAAGATATTGTTGATAGAAATATACTGTATGGACAGATATTTGTACAACCAACAAGAACAGCTGAGTTTATTGTATTAGATTTTACAATACAGCCGACAGGCGCAACATTTTCTGTTTAATTTTAATGATTCTTAATATTTATATACGAAATAATAAACAATTTGGAGAAATCTAATGCCGGAATTAGTTGAAGCAACTGATATAATGTTTACACCCTTTGAGCCAAAGCTCAAAAATAGATACATCATGCAAATTGATGGTGTACCTGCATATTTGATAAAAACAGCAAATAGGCCCAATCTTACTTTTGAAGAAGTAACGTTGGAACATATGAATGTTAAACGATATGTAAAGGGTAAAGCAACATGGGAATCGATAGCAGTAACATTATACGACCCTATTGTTCCAAGTGGAGCACAGTCTGTTATGGAGTGGATTAGATTATCTCATGAATCAGTGACAGGTAGAGATGGATATTCAGATTTTTATAAAAAAGATGTCACATTTCAAATTTTAGGACCTGTTGGTGATGTTGTAGAAGAATGGACACTTAAGGGTACCTGGATTGCAGCTGCAAATTTTAATGATTTAGATTTTGCATCAAGTGATCCAGTTGACATAGAATTAAC